GCACGCGCGGCTATAGCTGTCGCAGTTCACGCTACGGACTTATGTCGGTTGTGGAATTCTCCTGTTACGGAAGGGACTTTCAGATCTTAGGGGTAGCCTTTATCTCGGCATTTGTGATCACCCCGCAAGAGCCCCCCAGGAGGGGGGCCCTTGTGGCCAGAGTTCTGGACTTGGGTCATGGTAAACCATGCTCACCTTTTCTTCTTGCCTTTACGCTTCTTCTTCCTCCGCTTCTTGGGGGCGGGAGGGCGCTTGGAGGTTTTGGGCCTCCTAGCGGAGCGACGCCCAGGGGTGAGAGCCTGGGTGATGGCATGGACCCCTTTCGCAACGCCGCCGACCGGGCCGGGGAGGTGCTGCGCTAGTCCTGAGGTGGACTTCACTGCTCCGAGAATGGTGTCCCAGAAGTCGGGATTGTCCTTTGAGGGGACAGCGACTGGTAGGTTCCTTTTCAGGGATGAATACAGTGCAAGGGAATTTTTGTCTTCCATGGGCGATGCAAACGCCATGTTGTATAGCAAACTGTTGAAAACTGGTAAGAATTCCCAGGTTTTCCATACTTGGAAGATGAAGGATTGTGGTAGGGCCGGTGAAGGCGGCACATCCACGCGGAACACGATCGAGTCGTATTCGTTGTCCCAACAAACGAGTGGTCCTTTGAAGAGTATCTTCGGTGAACCGGTGAGGTTTCCAGGTCCGACGATTGCGTCGTGGACTGAAACTTGGGACTCACCGTCCAGGACCGGCGCCCAGGGAAAGGTGCCTTCTCGATTCATGGAGACGGAGTAAGCACCGTCGCGGACGGGCTTAACGTAGGCGTCTGAGCCTAGTACGAAGGGTACCAGGGCTCGCGCGCCTGTGACTGTGCGGTTGTCAGTGTATTGGCTGCCAGCCGTGATGTCTGCTCCTACTGTGTCACGTGTGGTAAGAGCGGTGCCAAGGTTGGTCTTGAAGCAAGCGATCGAGCCATAACGATTGAACGCATTGTTCATCACGTTTAGCTCGGCCGAGCACGAGATCATGCGGCCTTGGTTGACATTGTTTGTATTGTCACCTGCAAATACATCCTTTTGCTCGTCGACGGAGAAAGGGTAGAGGGTTGCGGCGTCCGTATGCATGACTGCAGTGAACACCTGGCCTGAGGGCAGGTCAACCCCCAAGGGTGCGTCTCCCGTGTAATAGGAAGTGCCCGCAGTGGGGGTAACGATTATGAAAGTGGCTCTGCCGGCGGGGCAGATCACAGTGGAGGTTAGATTCTCCCTAACGACTATTGACTTCCCGGTGTAAGAGTCCGGGATACCCGAGACTTCGAGGTCCTCGAAATCAGGGGAGGCAGTTGCCATCTTGAGAAAGTCTTGTCCGTCATTTGTGAGGGACATGGTAAATTACAACTCGCTGGTAGTTGTTCGCCGGGTGCTGGCCAAGCGGCGTGCTTCTGGTTCGCAATGAGGCGCACCGGAGAGAGCATCCAGGACTTTATCGTGATCCGGATGGTTCCGCAGAAAGTGCGAAATCCCGGAGATCTGGTCCGTGGTGATGGTTGATCCGGTGAGCATACCATACATCGACTTGGTGTAGTCTTCAGGTATTGCGGTTTTGCCGTCAAAGGTATGACTGCAAAACGAAAACGATTTTCCACAACGATTGTAGAATTTGAGCTTGTGACCCAACTTGAGATACCGCTCCTTTGCATCTGGAACGTAATCCTCTGTCGAGTCGTCACCCATAGCGTTCGCCCAGCCGGCTCCGATGAGCCAGGCTAGGAAGACGCGAATGCGGCAATTGGTTGAGCCCGTTGTGAAGACGCCGGATTTCTGTATGCCGTAGAACCCTGGGGTTTGGGTGTACATAGTTCCGTCGTCGATAACGAAGGTTGAACGGGATATCGCGTAGGCGCGGTTCAGCATGATTGTTGCTGCGACGGTGCCTGTGGCGCGACCCAGCTCGATGCGTTGCTTCGCTTCCAAGATGAGTTCCCATTCTTTAACACTCCAGTCAAAGCCTTCGACGTCCCCCGAGCCTGCGAGTGTGATGTCGCCGCCGGTGGGGCCTGAGACCTTAGCGTAGATGCTATCGATGTCCTCCTTTGTGTCCATCCCCATGCCGCAGCACGAGGGTATGTGTTTCCAGAGTCCGATTTCCGTTTTGTTTTGGTTGTAATGAAGCACTTTATCGATCAGTTGGTCGATGATTGACAGTGCAGAGATAAGCCTCCAACGTTTGCTCGTCTGCTTGCGCAGACCGTGCGGTTCACCTTTTATGAAGAGACGAGCGGGGTCGGCCATACGCAGTTCCACGATCTCGCGCGGGGTCATTTGCGAGAGATCATGGGTAGCTAATAGCTTCATCCTTGAGACGACCACCTCGATTACGAGGGGCCACTCGTCTTGGAGTGATTTGTTGGTGGCATAGGAATAGATCAAAGGGTAGCCTGGGGTGGCCGTCATCTTTGTGTCATTCTCGATGAGATACTTGAGTGTGCTCCTGAGGGCGGCCTCGTCAATGACGGGGCTGCACAGGGCTAGAGAGGGTCTGGTAGAGGGGTACTCTCGTAGCACCCTCGCAGTCAGGGCATCCTTTTCGGTTTGGGATGGCTCGGCTCCGGAAAGAATCCGGCCCGCCTGACTGAAGAGTGACTCTCTCACTGCTTTTGGGGTCCGCGGGGGGGCGGCCCAGTTTTTGAGGCCTTCGAATTGTTCGTAGAGGCTGTCTGGGATTGCAGTTTCTTCTTTCTCCTTTGTTTGCCTGGCGCGGCGGGTGCTCCCAGCTGCTTCGAGTGCGGCTGGAATTTCCGGTTCCTGCTCCGCGCCCCAATCAATGGGGGCCTGAGCGTAGAACCAGGAGTGCGCCGCCAGGCGTCTCTGTTCGCCGGTTGGTTCGTAGAGCCCCCCCCGGCGAGAGAGCTCTGGTGAAAAAGCGAGCTTTCGTTGACCCGGGGGTCGTCACGAAGTGAGCTCTTTGAGGTGAGGCCCAGCTGGGCAGCAGCAACGACCGGCTTGGGTCTTGGCTGCGGCGCTGGGGGCGTGCTTGAGGCTTCTGGAGACTTTTCGTCTCTCTCCTCTTCCTCTTCTTCTTCCTGTTTGGATTCACCATCAACGCTGGTCGCGTTGAAGAATTCCCGCTGTTCATCCTTCTCCATGCCTTTGATGGCACGTTGCACGTCCTCAACCTTAGCTTTGCTAAGGGCAAGTTCGGCAGAGTGGGCCGCCATTTGGGCGAGCAAATCTGCTTTCTTCTTGGCAGCAGCCTCGCGTTTTACGGCGACTGCTTGCTTTTGGAGGGTGGCTCTCTTGGAATGTTCCTTGAGAGCTCGAGATAGTTCCCTTTTCGCGGCGAGTGCTTTCGTCTTTTCCGTTACTTGGGAGGATGTAAGTTCCTTTTGCTCAGAGCGCAACTCTGCGAGCTCCTGCTGGAGGAGCGTCACACGTGCTTGCGATGCCTTGCGAGAGGCCAGCACCTTGGACTCATGCGTGCGAAGTAGTTTGATCTCTTCTTTTACATTGAGAATGTCCTTTTTCAGTGCGGCTTCAAAGGTGGCTCCCTCTCCGTCGTAGACGTCGAAGTAGTCACCAATGTCCTCGCCATGGTTCGTGAGTGAGCCAATGGCATTGCTGAACGCGATATTGTCAATATCATCCATTTCAGCCTCAGTCATCATGCCACGATCGGCCAGCATTCTGTCACGCTTGCCTGCGTTCCATTGTTCTGTCGTCATAGCGAGTTCGGCCATGCGGCCTACAGTCAAATCCTCGTCGTCGTCGAACTGGGTATAGTGGCTGTCTCCGGCTTCGATCCCGTAAGCATCTCCTTGTCCGACCAAGTAACCGCTCCCGAGGGCGTGGTAAAAGGCGGAGGATAGCATAATAAGGTTCTCGTCCATGATGTTGTGTTTGATGTTGAAGTCCTCAATGAAGTCTCGCACTGAGCCGTAGCCCAGGTCTGCGAGATCTTTGGTCATGCTGTCGTATTCGTAGGCAGCTTGGCTCAGCTCAAAAACCTTGCGCTTCCGCGTGGGGCTGAACTGTGCCAAAGAGGACAAGACGTTAATTTGGCGGCCTTTGAAGCCGTGGCTTTGAGGGCCAAGGGCTCGGCCGTCCTTGTTGTAGAGCATGAATCCGGAGGAACCCTCTCGAGTGGCGCAGTCGTGCTCAAGCATGAGCGGGCTGGCCACTGAGGTTAGGGATCCATAGGATTTAAAAACTCTTCCCCCTGCGTCCACCCAGAGCGCCGTGATTTGGGCTCCGCGCATGGACCTTTCAGCCATTTTGGTGCAAGAGATACCGAGATTCGACCACGTAGTGGAAGGGATATCGATGTGCACCTGGTCGCGATCGTTCTTGTGAGAGTAGAACACGATTTTGGCATCAAGAGGCAAAGGTACGTCTTTGAATTGAATTAATCCGCCCACGTCAGTGGAAGTCCTCATCCGGATGGGGTGAGGAGAATCCAAAAGAGCTTCCATGAGATGGGCGCTCGTGACGAGGACGTTGGAGTTGTCGTAAATTTTTACCCGTGCCCCACCGCCGTGACATTCCATGTGCGTTTCGCCTGGTGGGCTAGCGTGTAGGATCACGGCTCCTGCGGGGAGGGATGAAATTCTGAGTAGGCACGAGCTGGCTGTTGCCACTTCGAATGCCTTGGTAGATGGGGTCGGGACGTTGTACTCACCAAACACTTTGGAGTTGGGAGTTACGATTGCGTCCACGCCCGGCGGGCGCACGGGTTCCTCCTCGGCGACCACGTTTAGCTCCCTCCGCCTTCTTCGCTTCCTAATAGGGTGCGTGGTGGGGGTGGGGGCAGGTGTGGGTCGTGCCGGAGGTGCCGCCTCGTCGTCGTCCGACGAGCTTGAATCGTCGTCTTCGGAGTCCGAGCTGACGAACTCTGGGAGCTCATCAATGGCTTCGTCGCCAGCAGCTTCAACAGCCACAAAAGGGGCTGGTGGGGGTGCT